AGCCCGCCGAGTGGCGCAAAGCTGACGAGCGCGAGCCCGCCGAGTGGCGCAAAGCTGACGAGCGCGAGCCCGCCGAGTGGACACCGATATACTACGATTAGTTGATACAATAAAACTAGGAGAACGCCTATGAAAACATTCACAAAAATGAAAGAGGACGCCGCAAATTTCTGCGGATTATACACCGACGCGCGCGAAATGACAAAGATTATTGATGATATCCAAACAGGCGTGAAGTTGTTTCAGAATGCTGCACGCCGATATTGGACACGCAAAGAGCGCAAGACTAATCTTGTAGCTGGTAAACAATATTACCAATTTCCGAGCGACATGATGAGGGTATCAAGTATTCGGGTAAAAGTTGGCGAAAGACTAGTACCATTAGAACCTGTGAACGGAGAGGATGTGTGGGACACCTTAAATAATTCACCTGCAAGCGGTACGCCGCAATGGTTCTTTATTAAAGGTTCGGATGAGCTAGGTTTATATCCTGTACCTGCAAATGATGTTGTAGACGGCTTATTTGTGACATTTGAGCCGCGCATGGTCGATATGTCTATTGATGACGTGAAGCTCAAGGTAAAGGTAATTGAAAACAGCAACGTAATAGAGACTACGGGTACATTTGACCAGGATGTTACAAACAACTGCTGGTTTACCGTAACCGACGGAACGGACGGAAATTGGTACAAGATATCGAAGTGGATTGACTCTACGCATATTTGGATTGACAACAATTATCAAGGACCATCAGGCACAAGAGATGCTCTAATCGGACAGTGTGTTCAATTTCCTGAGGAATACCATGCTGCACCAGTTCACTACGCTTGCCAGCAATTCTTTACTCTCAGGAAAGACCTGGAAAGCGCGAGTTTCCATGGACAGCAGTTTGATAAATTACTCCAACAATATAAAGATGTGTATGGCGGTAAGCGCACTGGTACAGTTCTTGACCCGCCTTACCAGAGAAGAATAGCGCGTAACGTATTTCCTGGAATATTAGGAGGATAATATGGCAGTCGGGAATAGCGGCGATATCATCATAAGCCAAACATCATTCTACGGCGGTATGGGCACAGATAAAAAGATTGGCATAAAAAACAGTTATGCCGATTCAGAGTGCGTAGACGCCCGCAAAAACCCTAGCGTGATGACCGTTCTACCGGCAAGCCGCAAGATTACTGGTGAAATTAAAGGGCTAGTGAATGCAATGACGCAATCGTTAGACGGTGTACGGTGGGCAATCGCCACTAACGGTATTTTGTACAAAATCGATACTGAGAATAAGGTTACTGAGGTGGCTAAATTACCTCAATGGGTCGATGGAACGCGCGGGGATATTCTGTACTACCAGCCTACTGATACGATATACATTACTGGGAACGCTACTATTTATTCGTATGGGAAATTATCCAAAACACCAACCGTGAACGTAGTGACACCTGATTACAGCCGCTCAAACTGGCTATCCTCAATCCTTACTAAAGATAGAAACGGCAAATGGGTGGGAACTGGTACAAACCGCTGGACATTCAAAAATGGCTCATCTGGTTCGTATACTGTAAAAACAGCGTTAAGCGAGGCGGATGATGATAAGTGCATTTTAACAGCCGATGATTCACCGGTTATCGCGATTGAGGTGATGTTCAGAGCTAAACCGCTAAGCGGTAATGTTACCATGACAATCCACAACCAACTTAATGAGGTGGTGGCGTATTCAGAGGTAAACGTAGCCGATATCGTTGTGAATACAAAGACGAGGTTCTTATTTAATCAAGTTGAATTGCGTTCATATGCTCAGGAGGGTATGGAATATCACATTCACCTGCACGCAAACGTATCAGGATTGATATGCGATACCTATGAAAGCGGCAAATTATATGGACTGCATTTTTGGCTATACGGTGCACTATTAAGGAAAACCTTATGCGGTGTGTATCCGATGATACGCTCATTTACTGGTGATATTCTAATTGGAAACGGGCGCGATATTGTATCTTGGCAGCCAAGCGGAAGCAATAAAATCCTGGAGGAGACATTTGAATACACCAGGAGTAAGATATTCGTGTACTATGGCGGCGAAGTAACAAGCTTTTCCACCAACGATGAATACGTGGTTATCGGTATTGAAACGGTAGGTGAAAACGGTTCAAGAACATTTCAGAGCGGCATGATTGCATTTTGGGATTGCTATGCTGATGGCGCTAATTTTTCCATTGAAACGCCGATGGGTGCGCCAAAAAGCCTATATACCTATCAAAATATGACGTACACAATCATTGATGGCGCTATTTATGTATATACCGGCTCAAAAGCTTTGACTAAAATCCGTACCCTGCAAGATTCACAAAGCGAGTTCACTAGTGTAGCCGACGATACTGACATGTATACCCACTGCATGACAGCACGTAGAGGTATTTTGCTTATGGCGTACCCGAGTAAGACAACACTGACCACTATGCGCCACGGTATTTATAGTTATGGTTCAGTTGATAAGGATTATCCAAATAGCTTTTACTATTCTTACGATTTACCTGGAGCAAATAAGTATAATACCTCTGCTGAAACGCTGGAGATGGGCGGTACATGGAATTATGGAGACACATTGTATTATTCGTTTGCTGTTCACAAAAACAACACAACTGAGTATGCGATGGCGATTGTGGATAATCATTCATTGCCGGCTAAAACATTTAAGTACGAGGGTTTGATGTACGACGGCGGAATGCCGTGGAAAGACAAAGAGGCATTAAGAGCCGTAGCCTCGTTTGACCCTCTACCAAAAGGGTGCGAAATCCGCCTAAAATACAAGATAAACAACCGCGATTGGGTTGTTGATACGAGGAGTGCTAAAGAGGGCGATACAGAGATATACTTTGAAATCAACAAGCGGTTCAAAGAGGTACAGTTTGGTATTGAGGGGACAAATACCGAAACCAAAACGCCGGCGCGTATTACTTCTGTTGGTATTAACGTTCGTGAATTGGGCGAGGAAGGTAAAATGCACCGATAATGGCTAATTCTGTATATGACCCGAAAACCGGCGACCTGGTAAACGAGCGCGAGCAGCTCAAAAAAACAAATCTTACCCGAGGTTTTAATGAAATTAACTATACTGACGTAAATCAGTTAGCGCAGCAGCCCCAAATAGCCCCGCGACAGGTGCGTACCGGTGAAATGCGCGGCGATATGCAGCTACGCGGTGCGCTTAAGGCGCAAGACCGCAACGGACGTATTGTTGCGGCGTTTGGCTTTTTGGGGAACTTAAAATGACAGTATCAGTTACTGGAGAGCTTAAAAACACTATGCGGCAGACGCCACTTTATGGTTTTAAGATTGCTAAACGTGGGTATGATGTACGGTATGCAACCAGTAATCAGCTATTGTACGATTCAGCTTTTCCACTACTACAAATTGTAATGGAAACCAAGGACGGCGATTGGGAGGTAGCGAAAACTGGCGCGTTTCCGAGGTGGCTACAACATAATGGCAGCACTATGACAGTCTGGAAGCATATACAACGCAAAATGCACGGATTAGGTAAAGTACCGATGGTCGTATCAACAGGTATCAATGCTTACAATGCTAGAAATCCTGATGTTTATTGGGACAGTATGTATATTTATTCGCGCAGAATATTCTATTCGCAAGCCGAGTACGATAATTACATGAGACAGGGTGCGCCTGTGGATAACTACATGATATTTAATGTGGATATTACAACAGACGTCGAGTATCCCTATGTAGATGATGGGATAGATACAGAATGGGGGATTTCATACGACTACGGGTTTAAGCATTTTCTAACCGATAATGTTACAACAAACGACCCAAATGAACTAGGATTAAACGCAAATATTCAATCGATGATGGTGGTGGCAGTAAAGGTTGCGACAAATTCAGACCCGACTGTAGGGCTATATACCCCAAAAGGGATTGACGCAGATAAACTGTTTCCGTTTTCATACATTCAAGATAACAGCGGTTTTTGGAGCATGGGAGCATTATCTGTTCAGAGTGCAAGCGGATACATGCCGCCAACTATTGATAGACCGTCTTTCCGATTAGATGGACAGACATTTGCGCCAAAATGCTCGTTAGTGGTAGTACGTGCCCCCATGTTAGAGCCAGATAAGCAAGAACATAATGTGAACATGTGATGAAGTTTCTACAGTTTTCAGGACAGCGGTTAGACACAGGAATTGTACCAAAAAATGGGTACAAGGTTAGTTTTCAGATACGCATGAACTCAAGTCTAGGAGGCGATGCGCAACCGATATTTGGCAGCGGGAGCGGAGCAGATTCATTTTGCATGTGGTACGTACCAAACAATGCTACGCAAAAATATTACTGGAGAATAGACCATGGCGGACAATCAACTGGACTAATAGAAATAGATACCACTGGAGTAAGCGAGGACAATCCTCACATTACGAGCGTTTCATTTGGAAAACAATCGACGATGGAAAATAAAACAGTTACGTCGCCTGATATACAGAATGGCACATATTCTATTTGGATTGGCTCAGTGAATACCGCAGGAGTACTCGACGCTAGACAGTGCAAGTTTGATTTTGGCGAGTTTATTATAACTAACGAGCAGGGTGTGGAAGTGTTTCACGGATTTCCTGTACAGCAAGGCAGCACAGAGTTTTCCATAACCCCCGCACCAGCGCATTGCTTTTGGGACGGGGTAAAAAGCAGGTACATGATACCAACCGGCGGGAATGGTACAGCTTGGTACAGTGATAGTGATAGTGATAGTGGCGTTCCTAATATTGGTACTATTATTCCATTTGCACAAGATGAATACGGCGCAATTTCCATGGAAGAGGATGGTATTACTATCGGAATGAACAGCAAGTACCGGTTATTTGGTGCGGACATTACAAGCTCAACACCTCAATATAAGCAGTACAAGTTCACCCTTACCGGATATCAAAACGAGCCTGGCGCGTCATTCCCGCCATTCAACTACGACGGTCAATTCTACACAGGACAGGACTCATTTACTAGAGTTATGGCAGACTTCGATACTGGATTAGACCCAAACACAAAAAAAGCAATTTTGGTGCAATTCAGCAGGTTCAGCGCAGGAAATTTGCAGGGTAGAGCGAGAATGGAGTTTCACAACGAAAATACCGGTAGAGATTATAATATACTACTCAATCCAAATAGTGTTGCTATGCCTAGCGACCTAAATAATAACCGTTCGAAGTTCTACGTGGTAGAGGGAGCGTTTACAGACTTACCTCTACTTGCAGCGTCAACAATGTCTGCACAATACAGCACACCTGATAATTTTAATGGCGGAAGTTATCCGGCAATGTTTAGAGAGATACCAAACCTACTGCTCAGCATTACAACAACAGGCAGGCTAATACTTAAATCGTATTTACCAAGCGAATGGGCGCAACGAGCGTTTCAATTTCCTGGATTAAACACACTCTACCGCGTACGGTGGAAAAGCTGGTTGTGGTATCAAGGCGTTTCTGTGACTATTACGATATTAAATACCCCTTATAAGCTAAAATAAGACTATGGATTTTGCACAGCGTATTCAGGAAGCTCAGCAGTATGTAGACCAAGCAAAAGGTGCATACGACGCAGCGAAACGCGAAACCGGCATGGCGTTGGCGGATTATAATCAGTCGTTTAACACGCAGCCATCATACACTTCGAACCTTGAAGCCGCCAAAAAACAAGCAGAGGATACCTACGAGGTTAAAACCTTAAAGAGCGAGTGGGAGGAGACCAAAGCCAGAGTAGACGCCATGAAGCAGGAGATGGACAATCTCGGCACGTCTGTCATGGGAGGTTTTCGTTCATCCGGCGTCATGATGACGCAAAATCGTTATGAGAAGTCTCTGGAAAAACAAAACTCAGTATTATCGGCGCAATTCAAGCAATACAACGCTGATTATTCTTTAAGTAAAACCCGCTACGAAACTGCCGTAGAGAAAGCGTTTAACCAGTCAATCGACGTCGCTAATAAAGAATATGACCGGTATTGGAATGTGGTGAAGGCAAAGTATAACAAGTGGCAAACATTGGTTAGTGACGAGGAGAAAGCCAACGAGTTCTACTACCAGCGACGTGCACAGCTCAATGATATACGAAATCAGCAAGTAAGGTGGCAAATGCAGCAAAAGATTATGCAGTACAAGCGCGATATGGAGCTTTGGAGGAATAGCTTTGCCGCGCAGCAGCGCAATCAAGCCTGGAGCAGAGCGCAATCGAGCGCAGACTGGGACGCGAGGCAGCAGCAAAAAGAGAGTGATAGACAGCTTAACTGGAATAGTATTAAAAATGCATTTAGTAGCGGGCGTATGTCGGCAAGCCAGTTCCTCAGAGCGGTTGATTCAGGCGTGACAGCATAATTGCCCAAAGATTACTATTTTTTGCGTGGTAAAATCAGGGTAAGGAATTACATTTATGGACTTTGGAACACGAATAAACGAAGCGCGCAATCAAGCCAACACCAGTATGAACACGTACAATGAGTACGCTAAGCAGGCTCAGGCGAAACAGGGCGAGTTTGATACCGCTCTAAACAATTATGGCAACACAAAGTATGGCGACCGGCTGGATTCAGCAACAAATAAGTATCTGAATACGGAGGACATGCAGAAATCGCGGAATACGTACCAAAACGCCCGCGCAGCCGTTGATTCATTAAACGCAACTATGAACCAGCTACCAGATACGATTACAGGAGCTTTTCGTTCAAACGGTTTAATGATGAATGACGCGCAGCGCAACCGTGCCTTGCAATCCTCATACAATAACTACAACCGTGCACTCAATAATGCGTCGAACACCTATAACACCGCCTCGGAAATGTACGACAAAGACCGCGACGTAGGACTTCGGTTAGCATTGCAGCAGGCTCAGGGCGAGGATGCAGCGGAATGGAACCGTGTCGGAGCTCTACAACAGGCGTGGAACTCACTACTTAACCAAAGGAATACAGCGTACAGCCAGAACATTCAAGACCGCGGCTTATTGGCAAATCAATATGGCGCGCGTGATGATTGGGAACTTAAACAGCAGCAGATGGCACTCGAACGTTGGAAAGAGCAACAAGCGAATGCACGTGCAGCAGCTGATAGAAACGCTCAGTTTGGTTTGCAAAAATACTTGATGGACAGACAAGACGCGTCATCGCAGAAAAATAGAGACTTCCAGAACGCGCTTGCAAAAGAACAAAGACGCGCAGGTTTGATAGCAGATGCTAATGCCTCTCAGAATAGGGCGCGTCAGGCTATGAACTCTTTGCCTAGATACCACTCAGGCAATTTCCTGAAAGATTACGGCGCAAGTATTGGAACATATGGACCATTAGCTATGATTGGGAAAGGTTGGGGCTGGTAATGTTTGACTGGATATTTGGAGATGGAGGCAAAGCGCAGCGGCAGCAGCAATCTGCGATGGAGCAAGCGCAGCGGCAGCAGGACATTGCCAATCATATGGCAAATTTTATGAACACATCGCGTGATAGGTTTAGAGACGTAGGCGATGATGAGTGGGATGCATATAAGCAAGGTTATTTGAACCAGCAATCAGCGGCAAATAAATCGTTTGACCAAACAAAACAAAGTTATGATGATTATCAAAAAAAGAACCGTTATAACTATTTTGGCAATGGAATACTCGGCAGCTTGTTAAACCCAATCGGACAAACAGCGACAGCAATCGGAGACTTAGCTACTGGAAATTACAAAGACCGCGACCCAATCAGTGATATCGGCGCAGCCGGTGAGGCACTATTTACCTTATTGCCTGGAGCTGGCACAGTATTGAAAGGCGCGAAAGCAGCCGGCACTGCGGGTAAACTTGGAAAGGTTGGCTCGTTTATTGAGAGAGTTGGCAATCCAGCTTCGATACCAGGCATGGCGTTAAATGGTGCGGCGCTAGGCGCACTAGGTGAATTGCGCGAGAATGGCAATCAGGCTAACTTTGGCGATGTTATTGGCGGAGCTGGCAGCGGCGCAGTATTTGGCGGCGGTATTGGTGCTGGCATGAAATATGGCGGAAGAGCGCTTGGAAACGTCATGAATAATGGCGGACTAAAAGGTGCAATGAACCGGCTAAACGGCAGCAAATTGAAGAAAGCAGCACTAATTGGCGGAGGATTATATGGCGGAAGTCAACTGCTTGGTATGGGAGGTGAACAACCGCAGCCTGTTGGCGGCTATGGTGGCGATAATTCAGGTGATGAAATAAACCAGTTAGCACAAGCCTATGCACAACAGTATGGCTCAATGCCGACACAAGATGAATTAGCACAAATGCTACAAGGAGGTTATTACTAATGTTCGGCAATATTCTTAGGCGGCTTATCTCAGGGAACGATATAGCACGGAAAGTCGCAACAAACTACGGCGATGACATTGCGCGCAATGTCGGTCGGAATATGGCAGATGATGTCGCTCGTGCGGCAGCACCTAATATTATTGATGTTACGCCAACAAAAAGCGTGCTATCAAGTATTGGCGATGATGTTGCACCTGTTAATTTACCAGACGTAAGCGATAAAATTGCGTCTCAATCAAATGATTTTGCAAATATGCTACGCGAGGGAGCAAAAGCAGGATTAAACGCACCAAATAACCTAACGCGCGCCACTGCACGTCGAATGGCAAGAGAAAGCGGTATTCATCCGAATGATGTGATTAAAAACCTGTATGAACGCACTGGCATAAGTGACGTCAATAAACTTGAGGATATTGCCGATATGCTTATGGGCAAACCCGGCGACATTGACAAGAGCAATAGTTTGGTAAGTTCAGTAGTGGACGATGTACGCACAAACTTTCAGCGCACTGGCGACCCTGTAAACTATGTTGATTTATCAGATATGCGCGAGCGTATTCAGGATTTAGCAAACGAGGCTGGTCTTACGCCCACGACCCAAAAAGACCTCGGTATTATTGGGAGTAAGCAGTACGACCCTATTGCTTTAGAGAAAGAGTTTAAAAATCGCTCGGCTGCGTTTAGGGGTAAGAATAACCCAAATCTTAACGAGGCGCTAGCAAAGAACCTCGAACAGCTTGGTAGAGATATTGAAGAGCGTATCGATGCAAGTGTAACACCTGAGAACGTCAAAGCCGGCTTTGATATGATTCAAGATAATCTATTGCACGCACAGCAACAGGCATATAGAGAGGGCGACAAGAAAACAGCAACTGCTTTGAAAAACCTTGCGAAAGAATGGGGAAGCATTCCAGAGGACGAGCGTACTGTTAAGACTATGCGCTCAAAGCTAGCTGATTTCGTTCAGATGAAAAAAATCAACGAAGAGTCAGCAAACGCGAAAGGCGGCGGCGCGTTGGTAAGCAAATTAAAAGCATTCCCAGTAGCAGGAGACCTGCTAGAAGCGACAATTGGTCAACCACTTACTAGGCTATCTCAAAAAGCAGGCGAGGGTATGCTTAAATTAGCCGATAAAGCTGAAACCGGCGAACTTCAGAAAACCTTGAAAAAAGGCGCAGCCGCAGCAGCTGGCGGTACAGCTTTACTAGCAGCAACTGGCAACAGCGGTAAGACTAACAAAGCAGATAATACGCAAGGTGCACTAAATAATGATACCAGTACAGCTGATGTAACTGGCGCACCGCAATACGCAGCTGGTGGAAACTCAACGCTCAGCACATTATTACAACCACAGCAAGAGCCGACATTTGGCGGTTACACTCGTTCAGAAATTGAGAATGCATACGTTGCAGCCTTAAAGGATAATAATATTAAAGCCGCAAGCGCGTTTGGTAATATGCTCGATAGGTTAGATACGACTGAAAAAATGAATATCTCACGGATCAAGTCGTCAAGTTCAAAAGATAAAACTGCTCAGAAAAAAGAAGCAGGATTGAAAACACTAAATACATTACTTAACTCGTACGAGCGAGGCGGCGGCGGTCAAGGTATTGTTGGAGGTACGCTTACTAACTTATTGAATAGTGCTACAGGCGGATCATATAATTCATCAGCACAAACTTATGCTACTCAATCGCGCGGTGCGGCAGCACAAATTATCAAAGCTCTTGGCGAGAGCGGCTCTTTATCTGATAGAGACATTCAAGCAGCTATGGACATGTTGCCGAAAAACACCGATTCTAAACAGGTGGCTCAGGAGAAGATTAACAACTTAATGGCGTTATTGAAACAATAGCAAAAAACGCACAAAGTATTGTAAAAAACATATGGTACGATGAATTTATAAGAGGATATAAGGAGTATTTAAGATGAAATTCTCAGAAACAGTACAGAATATCACGCACAGCAAGATATTGCCGACGATTGTTGATAATGTAAACAACTCAAACATTTTTACAGCACGTGTTACGAGCAATCCAAAAAACTGGAGCGGTAAATGCATTGAGCAGACAATCCAGGTTGCGAACTCGACAACGGGTAAGTCGTTCAGCGGGTTGGACACGTTTGACACATCAGTAACGAACAACACGCGCCAACTTAAGTGGTATGTGAAAGCTTACGCGCAAACGGTTGTTATTCCTGGTATTGAGAAAGCAGCTAACGGCGTATCTGAGTCAAAGGTTATCAGCCTAGTTGCGAGCAAGATGGAAGAGGCTCAGAACTCGATGATTGACAGCATTGGTTCTCAGCTCTACGGTACGGGTATCGGCGGCGACCTCGAGGGGCTTGGCTTAATCGTAGATAACGGTACAGCAACTTCAAGCTACGGCGAACTATCGCGTGCAGCGTATCCATCAATCAACGGTAGCGTTACAGCAGCAGCCAGCGGTAACTTGTCATTAGACTTGGTCAGCTCTGAGTTTGATAACGTCAGCGCAGCTGGTGATGGCAAACAAGCGCCGACGATTGCGTTGACGACTAAATCGGTATGGAGCTTGTTTGAAAAACTGTTGCAAAGCACCGGCTCTCTAAAGGGTTCGTATGTTGCAACTTCTGCGCAAGGTTACAACCGTGTGAGCGGCGGTACGCCAAACGGCGTGTCTGTACCGGCTACTGCTCTGAAAGGTGCGCTCGGCGTAGACGCTATCAGCTACCGGGGCAAGCCAGTGGTTGCAGACGATAAGTGTCCTACAGGTACGTTCTACTGGCTCAATGAGAACTACATGGAGTTCCGCCGCCTGTTGTCGCCTGACCTAAAAGCGGTTACTTCCCAGAACAAGGTTACTGAGGGTACATACGAAAGCAGCAAATACTCGTTCTTGCAGCTTCGCGACTTCATGAGCCCAGTCAACCAGTTTGGTGAAATCGGCGCATTCATGGTTCTTGGTAACCTGATTCACCGCCAACCGCGCCGAAACGGCAAGATTGTTGGTATTACCAAATTAGGATAGACGTGCTATACTATAAGTAGGTTTGTCCAACAACCCAATCAAAACGACCCGGGTGGGGGTCGTTTTGTTATTATGGATATATGGCGTATCGTAGATTAGCAATGAGCAGAAATAAGCTTATTGCAGCATATTATAGAGGCGGGCAAAAGCAACCATTAAGAGTTGTCGGCGAGCAATTAGGCGTTTCATACACCACTGTTCGTAACTGGTTATTGAAGTTTGGGTTGTATGAAAGCGAGTGCATTAACAGAGGTAAGAAGCGTAAAAAACATTAGCGTTATTGACATCTGCTCGTGCATGTGCTACACTGAAAACGTAGCGAAATGAAGCTACGAAGTCAATTAACAGAAAGGACTACAAAAATGAGTAAAGACTCAAAAAAACAACCAAAAACAATAAAACTATCAACTCTCATCGTCGTTATCGGGGTGGTGATAGGATTCATTGCAAGTTTCGTTGCGGGCACAATGTTTGCTAATCACTATAATAAGACGGTTGAAACGCGGGCGATTGAGTTAGCGTCAAAAATCAAGAGCAAGAATCAGTAGCCGCTCTTGCTCGGGTGGAAACACCGGCTACACCAGTGCAGCAAGCACCATCGAAAGAAGCACCTGAACAACCAGAACAGTCAAAACCAGCTCAGCCTACCGGTTGTGAAGCCGTACGGGCTGAAGCAAGCAAATATAATTGGGACGTAGAAACCGTTGTGCGTATTGCGAAAGCTGAAAGCAATTGCAATACAAACAGAGTGGGCGATACATATCCTATTAACGGATTGCTTGCGCCTAGTTGCGGCGCAATGCAGATACGTACGCTTGCAGGTCGTCCTACATGCGATGAGCTAAAAAACTTAGCTATTAACATTGCATGGGCATATAAAATATCTAACGGCGGTACAAACTTCAAACCTTGGAGTGTGTATTTGTCGGGAAAGTATTTGAAAGTGTAATGACTAAGACTAAGACTAAGACTCTTGCCGACTATAGGCACATAAAATGGACTATGCGTCGGCATAGAATAGGTAAATTCCTTATATATGAATGGAATATTTAGTCTTTCGGACGATACAAAATGACAACATCGTCATGTGTATCGTCTGGTAAGTCGAACTGGTACAAGAGGTCGGAAATATCGACCTCTTTTTTGATGCAACCCTTTTCTAAAAGAATGCTATGCGCAATTCGCGCAGCAAATAACTGATAAGCCTCAGAGATTATTTTGCGCAACTCTTTACGTGCGTGTTTAGAGATTTCGCCCTCCTCAACAGAATCAATAGCGAAGTCTAATCCGGCAGATAACAGTAGTATGTCGTTGATAATATCGCCTTTATAGCTTTTTACTCGCAATTCCTTAAACTCGCTCATGTTCCTCCTCTATAAGCCCATGTCTTTTTGCGTCTTCCGGATAATAATCAATAAAATCTTGGTTTGGCGTGCCGTCTGGATTATTTGGTTGAATCAAATCGTGGGCGTGCTCTTTTGCCATACGAGTAATCTTTCCGTCTTCGTAAATACCGTCAATCGTAGTGCTTGGCTTCTTTTTTTCAACCTTTTTATCAGGATAATACTTGCCGTTAATCAATACGCCCATATGTTGCGCCCTCTTTTATTTCTTCATAATGTTCGGCGCGTATTTGGTCGGGCGTTTTCATTTTTATAATCCCGCCTCCTGACGCGCCTGGTAACCGATGGCTATTGGCTAGTTTGAACGGATCGGCAACAGTACCCTTGTTTTGCAGGCGTTTTTGGATATCATCAACAGTATCTTTAACCTCTTTAATCGCGTTCTGTTGAGCTTCGATAAGCTTTCGCATACCTGTCATTGTAGACGCCCAAATAAAGATTAGTTCAAAAACGATAATGACGAGTAGTGCAATGACAAGGTTCATGTTACTCTATATCCTGCGCAAACGGTAGTGCGCACTGAACAGATAGCAATTGCGCAGCAACTGAGTGAGAATTTATAACCGCCTCCTCGATAGCCTTAGCACTATCAACGATACCAGCAAACACAACATTACTTACTCTTTCATCTGTTTCAATATTTATGCCTTCGTGAATATTGAAACCAGCAGGATCTAAATCGGTAAGTAGCTCAAACGGCTTTTTGAGGTATTCATCGCCAATATCCCGCAAAAAGGCGCCGCCGCCTGGAAGTACGCCATATTCATATGCGGTTTGTGCCGCGCACACGGCGTCTTCAATGCGCAGTTTCAATTCTTGGCGTTCAGCTTGTGTAGCAGCCCCGACAGAAATGCGCACAGTCTTTCCTGTGAGACGCTCTCTGCGCTCTGAGTCGTCGATTGATGAAATATACGTCTGAAGTGATTCGGGCGTCTGACAGCCGTTAATTGTAGTCTCAGACAACGTAATATTCACAGACTCAGCAGTTCCAGCGTATTCTCGTACGCTAAAATCATCAGCATTGCCAGTAAATTGCTTGGTTGAGGCGTACATAGCGACATCATTCATGAATGCGTCGCGCCCAGCGGCTGGCGGCTCTACGATAGCGATATTCAATGTTCCCTTGAGCTTATTTGCAACGATTGTCTCAAGTGCCTGTCCAGAAACATCAGCGATTAAAACGATCGGCGTGCGTTCGGCGTTAATCAGCTTATCAAGTACCGGAAGTATTTCCTCATTCTTTTTGATAAGTTTCGGCATAACAACAATCGATGGGTTTTCGTAACGTGTTTTTAGTGCCGTTAAATCATCAGCTAATGCAGGCACTCTTAAACCTTTTTTGAATGTAAATCCATCTATGACCTCTGATGATACGAGGTTTTCGGGTGTTTCAACAACAGTAACGCTTCCGTTTTTGCCAACTGTTTCTATGGCGTCAGATACTAGTTCACCAATCCCCTCGTCACCAGCAGAAATACGTGCAACATGTTTTAATAATTCAGGGTCACACTTTAACTTCTCAGATCTGATTTTATCAACTATTTTTGTTACCTGAGCATTTATCTGCCGTTGAATTTCGCGCGGCGTTAGCCCCTTGTCTTTCCAGTTTTCATAAACGAGTTCAGCTAGAATAATAGTTAGCGTGGTTGAATCTCCTGCGTTTCGGTTCGTTTTTTCGCTCGCCTGCCTAACAATAGAAATAGCAGCGTTTGCAACCGGATCAGATACAACAAGGTTACTGACATTAGTGATACCATCATGAGAAATAAGCGGTTCGCCATATCTATGTTCAATTAGAACATTTCCAGAGTTTGCACCGTACGCGGCAAGCGCAACATTGTAGATAGTTGCTATTCCAGCTTCGATACGTTCCTGGACATCGTTACCAAATAAAGTTTCTCGTACTAGGTTTAATTTAGGCATACTGTATTCCTCGTAGTTCTGTTAATTTTACAAACACGTATTCATCGTTTTTATATTTTATCGGGTCGCCATCCTCGTAGGGTGCAAAATAAACTATCGGCTCAGCGCCTTGCCCGTTCCAAGAAAGCGCACCGTTTTCATTTTTTGCTAACAAATAACCTTGAGTTCGTCGCGCAAAGGTATCTTTCTCAACAGTTAATCCAGATTGATACTGGTTGTGCAATTTAATTAAAGCGTAGCCTGGTAATGGTTCAAGATTCATTTCGCCCCTTCTTTTAACATATTTTTCAGTATAGCAAATTCAGAAACCAAAATACAGGCTGCCGAGAGCCTGTATTCTTGGAAAAATCAGTGGAGTTGGGATTTCCATGTGCAGTTTAGGAGAAAGGACTAGCTAAGACCTAAACTGCAACTTCACTATAGCACAAACTATAACGATACGAAAGCCCAGAAGTACGCGTTAGCCGGTACAGCGACTTCAGCAACTCCAACTTCGTCGTTAGCCGTTGTAACAACTACGCCGCAGAACTTATTGGCTTCTAGTTTCGTTGCAGCGCCTTTCGCAACCGGAGCGTCAAGCTTGTCAACGAGAGACACTGTGCCGTCTTTCGCAACGCCGCCTGCTAGATATTTAGCGCTATTGACCGTAAACAAGCCATCCTCGAATGCAGCCGGAGCTGATACCGTCGCAGCTGTTGGGACAAGGCTATCCGCTACTTGCAGCGCTTCTTTAGTCGTAGACGTAACCGCAGCCGTCGCGTCTGCTTTAACTTTCGCGCCAGCCGCTAGAGCAGTTGCGCCATTCTTTGCATAGCGATATACGCGACCGTCAGCCGTTTGAGCTTTCTGCCCAAGAGTACCTTGTTTGTCAGTTGTAACGTCATGGACGTCGGTTGAAGTGAGTGTTGCCACGCTTGTGTGTGCCATATCAATTCCTTTCGTTTATTATTCTACCTCTTATAGTATCAGGTATTTTTTAATTTATTCTGAGTTTGTTCAATCATTTTTGAACTACTATACTCTTTAAAGAGTATATCTATAACTTAAAGTATTATTTAAATAACTATACTTATAGAAATACTTATACTCTTTAAAGAAAATAACTAATAAACCTATAGTTTTACTCTTTAAAGAAGGAGACTGAAATTTATTTATTTAACAGAGGTAGTTCTGAAAGTTAAACGGCACAGTTTGACATTAAATCGGGGGGGGTATAGAATAAAAGTAATTGTAAACAGCTTAAATCTCAAAGGTGTTTACAATTAATATCAACCGTGATAGTATAGGAAGTGAGATTTAAGCTGTTTACTCCCTATGCAAATAGGGAGTATCTTTTTGAAAACACCAAATCAAATCACTAAACATCAATCACTACCAAAATTCAGGTCGCTATTGACCTGCTACAATCGACTACCAAAAAACATACAATCACTAGTGTTAGCCGGCGATAATTTCAAGTTCTGTCCGAGGTTTAGAAGCGTCTGCATGAAATTAGAGGACAGAGAAATAAACGCTATCGCTAGCCTCTGCAATAATCCGAAAATTAAGAATAAAGGCAAGTACTTCGCCAAGATTGTCAGTAGAAATAACCTAGAGGGAACTCTTACGTATGTAAGGCGGGTTTTGAAGCGAAATATAGAGGCGATGAGGTATCTAGCGCAGAAGATTACTACCGAGCAGTGCACATTGTGCTGGATGGCTGATAAAATTTCTGGCAAATATTCCATGAAAAATGTCGTGGATATGGTTGAAATTGCCCTCAAAAAAAAGCAACCCGATAGATACTTAATAGGAATTTTGAAAAAAGGCTATGTTCCATATCAAAAAACTTGTTGACAAACTGCTCGTGCATTGATACAATGAGAACATAAGTTAATAGAAAGGACGCCAATGAATGTATACAAACAATAATGCAGAAGATTGTGCTGACTAATGGCTAACCGTGCGCTTATAAGAAAGCTCGACAAAGTATTCTCTCAGTATATTAGGCTCAGAGACTCGCATAATGGTGTATTTACTTGTTGTTCCTGTGGACAATTAAAGCCATACGAACAAGCCGATTGTGGGCACTTCATCAATCGTCGCTGGATGGCGCTACGCTACGATGAGCGAAACTGTCATGCTCAGTGTAGAAGCTGTAATCGGTTCGATGAAGGCAATCAAGTAGGCTACACACGATTCATGTTGAATAAATATGGTGAGGATACTGTAGATTTACTAGAATCTATGAAAGTTCCATATAAGTGGACAGACGGCGAATTAGAATTACTGATTAAAGAATATAAAGCTAAGATTAAGGATATGAAGAATGACAGATAAAGCGATTAGACGAATACTTATAACATTCATAGGGATAGCTTGTATTGGAGCAGTTTCCGGCGGTATCGCAGCGTGTTATCGGGCAATAGAGGGAAACGTATGGATGGCGGCGTTTAATATCGTTATCGTTACCATCAATATCGTTAATGCTATATGGCTATGTCTTTGCTTCAAAGACTGCACAAAGTCTATGAAAGAGAGGCAAAATAAGCAACGCTTGGAAAAGACTATCAAAGCTATGAGTGATGATAGTTTTGACGAAATGATAGCAGAATTAAAAAGTCTTCACGAATTTGCGAAAGGGAAACGATGACCATACCAACTAAAGATAGAACGAAAATAGAAGTATTCTTAGCCGCCATGGGAATCATCGGTATTATCTGGATTGTCTGGGCGATACCGGTAGCAGCGCAAATAATAGTAACGTTCTCGTTAGTATTCATATTGATTGTACTAATTATGGATACGATGAATTATTTGGAGGATGGAGATGATTAAGAAAATAACTCTACTGAAAATATTTGTCTACACAGAAATGTTATTCACATTAATCGCAATAGGTTATGCAGTAGAAAATGCTATTAACGGAAACTTACTGATGGCAATGCTCATGTTAATCGTAACGGCAATGGGCGCATACTCGTCCAAAAGCCTTGTGGACGCCCTGAATCGCGAAAGATATAAGAAAGGAGACTGAAATGGGCTCAAGAGAGGGCGGATTAGCTGCTGCTAAAACACTCAAACAGAAATACGGCGATACGTTCTACGCTAATATCGGTAGAAAAGGCGGAAGCGCCGGATTGGCGGGAAAAGGTTTCGACCATCCAACGATTTGCAACTGCACGCTCATCCAAGGCGCGCATAAATTAGCGAAATGCCGAGGCAAGTTGGGCGGATTAAAGTCGCGTAGAACAGGTGTTAAGAATGGGGAAAGGAAATCTGAATGAAAATCTATAATGTAGGTACAGACTCTCTAAGCGAATACGATTTAAAATATCTAGACGAAGAAGACTACGAATATTTTATCTACAATTATGCAGACTTTGGCTACGATGGAGATGGCGCAGCAGTTCTTAAAGATGAAAACGGTAAGTTTATACTGATGAATTTAGGACACTGTAGCTGTTATGGTCCAATAGAGGAGCATAATCCAAAATGCATCTATTCGCTAGAAGAAATAACCAAGCTGCTAGATAAGCGTTGCCAAGATATACATGACAGGGGGTATATCGAAAACGTTGCTAAAAAACTTAAAGAATTGGAGGGATTGAATAATGCGTGAAATAAAATTCAGAGCCTGGGGCAACCACCAAAATAAATATTTTAACCATGATGACGTTTCTATCAGTGCCGACAGCTTCATAACAGTATTTAATACGGCTGGCAAGCATAGCAAAGCAGTACAACCGCCAGGCTTTTTATTATCGCCATGGTTCATTATCGAGCAGTATACTTATACACTTTTTCCGAATTTAATATCATGGGGGTTGATCTTGATACTCTGGAAGTTGCCGGCAATATCTACGAAAGCTCTGAGTTACTTCAATGTAACGAAAAGTCTGAAAATCGTAACAACTATAAAGGAGACGTAAAGAAATGAACGTAAGCTCCAAAGAACTCATCAACCAGGTCATGGAAGAGCTCAAAGGCGTAGTCCGCAGAGAAGTAGATAGCATTAACGCTAGAGGCGATGTTAAAGCATGGTGCCGAGAACATGCCGTAGACCACATAACGCTCGACTTCTACGAATCAAGTATAGATAACATTATGAAAAATTGCGTAACCACGTTCGTCCAGGGGTCGGTAAGCAGGGATAACGAAATTCTTATTACGCAAGCCACCAAAACTGCGATATTCAGAGCAATCAGAGAAGCTGTGACCGTCGCGTTAGATGAGATGGGATACGAAAGTAACCGTAAGAGAGGTAACTGATGGACGCTCACCTGATGAGATTTCGCGCTTGGGACGGCAAGCGCATGCTATATCGCAGTGTTTTCGACAGAAATTGGTACCACGATGATAATCGATTAGTCCAGGTAGCGCTACCAAAAGACGAAACAACAATGAAAGTCGACCAGTTCACTGGCTTAGTGGACAAAAACGGCAAAGATATCTACACAGGAGACATTGTCGAGACAGACGGCATGGAAATAAACGGTCAAAAGTCCCGCGACGTCGTCCAGCTAACACATGGCGTGTACGAACCAGCAGCATTCTTCACAGAGGAGTCATTAGAGGTCATCGGTAATGTTCACGAGCAGCCTGAGTTGTTAAAAGAAAGGAGCACTAAATGAAAGGCAAGAAACAACGTAAGACAGAGCACTCGCCGGTGGACGAACTGCTCTGCACTATTTCTCAGGAAGCGCAAGACGACTTTCCGCAAAACCTTACTGATACCTTAAACGAGTTTTTAAGAAGCAGCAAGTTTAGAACTTGGCGCAGGAAATACCTCACAGACTACATTCTCGTTGATCTGGGTGACAATGCAAGCGACGATAGTGTAATGCTCGCCAAAATGTTCGTACGCCACCATATCGACATAGATGACCCTATACTTATCGACCACCTAGCGCATGTGCTTATTCACATCGCTATGACTAAGACCGTAGACGCAGCTATCGACAACCATCGGCGCGAACTCGATGAACGAGCTGAAAAGGAAGATGAGTAATGGACAATAAGACGCGCAATGCACTAGAAGCCCTCGATACAGCAGCCCGCCGAATAGCCGAGCTGTTCGCTAAGGAGTATTACGAATGCGGGCTAGACTCTGAACACATCTACAGCGTCGGAGACGATCCAATCGGAGTTTGGAGCATGGGGGACGAGTTCTGGGGCTTTGACGACATGGTTACTGCTCTACAGTACAACGCCGATAGGGAAACGTTAATAGACTGGTATTACAAAATGTATGCAGATGACAACGATGACCATACTCCGTACATCAACCTTAAAACGTGGCTTAAGGGTATACACACGAAAAACCTCGAACAAGGAGACGACAATGACAACTAATGAATTTATTAAAAAGGCTAGAGCACTAGATTTTGTTAAAACCGTAGAGAACGTCGGCGACGATATCGGACTATATGATAGTAATGGTGCACCATTAGCATTAGTAGGCATTAACGAAAGATATACTGTAAACGTCAGTTCAAACATTTTTGAAGCGCTACCAGAGGAATACTCGCAGCATTTCGTAGCAGAAGTTCTAATCTTACCACTATTAAAAAAGTATACGTAAATACGCAAGGACTGTACAGCAATACAGACAGTTGGCAGCTTGGAGAGATAGTTGGGAAAATACACAATAGCGAGGGTTACTTGACACACTATCTTGTCAAGTTAGAAAACGACCCTCAACTTATAAAAGTTAGAATTAGCGACGTGGCAGAAGTCATAAATATAGGAAATTCATTATTGAGCAGACAAAGTCAGGAAGATATATTACCCACTTAGAAAACAATAACTTCAATAAGCACGAATATCATCACCTGCGATTCACTGCTTCGTTCGGGATTTTAGACGAGGTTAAGGATTTGATTGATGCTTATTGGATGAAAGAAAATAATAATCGCACCTCTCGATAGTTGACAAACTGTTCGTGCATGTGTACAATAGAAATATAAGTTAATAGAAAGGACTGAAATGGAACCAATTAAAGGCGAAATAGTAAACGGCGAGCTCACTCAGATATTAGATGAGCAAGGCGTTGATTTGGACAACCAAAAAGCACTAGTCGAGGCATTTGGGGGTCCGTTCCAAGAATTAGGCGAAATTCTTGCCAACTATAAATCAATCGAAGTAACTGATGTTACTCAGATTAAAGAGATGGCGCAGGCTCGCGAGCTTCGCTTAAAACTCAAGAACGCCCGAATAACGGTAGAACGCAAGCGCAAAGAGCTGAAAGAGGAATCGCTCAAAACTGGTCGCGCAATCGACTCTGTTGCGAAATTTGTAAAATCTCAAATTGAACCGGCTGAGAAATACTTGGAGCGGCAGGAGAAATTCAAAGAGTTGAAAGAGGCTGCCGAAAAAGCTGAGCGATTAGCAGAACGCACGAAGCTTATCTCTGAATTAGCAGATACCAGTTTGTATGATTTAGAAAATATGGAAGAACAAACGTTCCAAGATCTGCTCGTTAAATTGAAAAAAGAGCGCGCTGAAAAAATTGCCGCCGAGAAGAAAGCCGAAGCTGAACGCCGAGCTGCAGAGCTAGCTGAAATCGAACGAAACCGGAAAATCGCTGAAGAAAATGCCAGGTTGAAGAAAGAAGCTGAAGAACGCGAAGCAAAAGAGCGACAGAAATTAGAGCGTGTCAATCAAGTGATGAATCTCGGAATGAAATGGGACGACAAAAAAGCTGCTTATGTGTATAAGAACTTTGAAATCTCAGGCGACGACATTATAAGCTTTAATAGCGTAAAATGGAAAGTTGCAATTTCCAAAATTACAGAAGTCGTTGAACAAGACCGAGCTGCTGAGGCTGAACGACTTGAAGAACTGAAACGAGCTGAAGCTGAGCGCAAGGCTCGTGAAGAGATGGAACGCGAAGCTACGCGCAAGGCACTCTTAGCGCCGGACAAAGACAAGATCCGTGCCGTTATTCCGAAACTACAAAAAATCCAGAAAGAACTTCCTGCCACGAAAGACGAAAAAGCTCAGAAATTGGTTAAGGCAATCGATACGACGATGAATAAAGTTATCGCTTATATTGAAAGCAATTTAGAAAATATTTAAGGAGACATATGAAAATTAAAGTAGTCGACAAAAGCAAACCCAAAACAATTAAGGTTACAAAGGGCGACAAAATTCGTGCGACGCTTCTAAAAAAAAATCCGAACTATTTCAGTGAGATCGGTAAAATAGGCGGTAAGGCTAGCACCAACAGACCGCTTAAAAACAACCCTGAACGAGCACGCGAATTAGCTAATATCAGGTGGGGCAAAAAGTAGCCCCACCTCTGTTATTTAGGAGTTTTTCACACCCTCCAAAAAACTCACAAAAATCTATTGACTTATGCAAACGCGTTTGCTATAATTATAATATAAAGTTAAACGAAAGGACTAAACGATGAATACTCAACAGAAAATAGACTGCGCGACAAAAACACTTCGAAAACATATCCTAAAAAACTTAGAGCAAAAGATAGATAGCGCAATATCTTCGCAGAAGTCGCGAAATGCTTGGACTAGCAATAACATTCAATATTTCGCGCTAGCTATGCTTGTTGAAGAAGATTTAGAAACTTTTGTAGAAACTGCTTTGGAATGTTGGGATATCCAAAAAGATCATCAGGAGGAAATGAGATATATGATACGAGCAATCATATTATCGGAATTTATCGCTGGAACTGAGGAAGCTGGGCGAATTATTGAAAGCTTGAGCCATGATCGTTTTAATAAAAATCATCGAAAAGAATGCAATGATTGCCGCGACGCATACAACGATTTTCTTCAAGAACAAAATTTAGAAGCAAAGGAGGATTAAATGCGTGAAGTCTCACGAGCTGAATTGTTAAAGGTTAATTCGGATCTAACTACTGAGCAGATCCAGAAGTTTTTCACCCAAACCCCAAAAAATAAGATTAAAATTCGTAAAGGTAAGGGCGGAAATAAGTGGAAATACGTGACTGGCTCTTACGTAACCCAAGTCTTAAATTCATTGTTCGGCTTTAATTGGAGCTTTGAAGTTTTAACTTCAATGGAAGAAGCCTTGAAAACTGCCGGAACTGGGACTTTGGTGGTTCAAGGTCGACTAAAAGTTAAAATTGGCAACGAGTGGATCACAAAAGAGCAGTTTGGACGCAAAGAAATAATCTTCTTAAAAGGAACAAAAACACCGCTTGATTTCGGTAATGATATGAAAGCCGCTGCGACAGACGCTAAAAAGAAGTGCGCAAGCGAATTGGGACTATTCGCTGATGTTTATTCACAAGACGACTTCTTTGAAGCAGAAGTCGTCGACGAAAAAGCTGAGCTAGACGACAAAAAAGCTGAATTACTCAAGAAACTGGAGAAAACTGATGAAAATAATTAAATTATCACAATCTGAAGATAGAGAGGCATGGCTCGAAGAACGCCGCTCACGAATTATGGGTACGAAAGCCAAAGCTGTTCTTCCGTTAGAGCGAAAAAAAGACGGCTCAACAACTCCATCAGGTTTTTGGGAACTTCTAGCCGAAAATATCGCAGTCAGTTCAGACACCAACGCTATGCGCCGCGGACATGAAATTGAGAACGAAGCGATATTATCTGCAATTAAAATGTTAGATATCGATCCTGAAACTGTCGATTTAGATCCGGGTATGTGGCTATCAGACGAGAACGATCATATCGGCTCATCCCCGGATGGAGCTGAAAAATCAGACAACCCGACATTCGTATTCGAAGCGAAATGCTTCGATAGCGCCAAACATATTAAAACAGTTCTATATGATTTAATCTGTCAAAATATTGATAATCCGGATTTCATTAAAAACGTACCGCCTGAATTGATCGCGTGCCTGCCGGATATTCCGAGTGTTTATAATCCGTTAAATTCAGTGCCGAAAGATAATCGCGCTCAGGTTATTCAGTATTTCATTACAAATGAAAATCAGAAAATTGTATATTTCGTGCTCTATGATGATCGAATTGCGATCGAAAGCCTCGCAACTCACGTCATCACTATTCATCGAGCTGATATTGAGGGTCAAATATTAGCACAGAAAGACGCTGAATTAAGGCAGTTGGCTAAAGTTAAACAAATCTTAAAGTTTTTGAAAGGACTATAGTGAAAATCGTCATCCGATGGAACAACGTGTTTGATAACGAAATGGGGCACCGAACGACAGTCATCGAACACAATAAGAACAAAAAGACCTCAGCCGAGTTAATCGTAGGCTGGCTTACAGCCAATGACAGGAAGTTAGAAGACGTTATTATTCATGACGTATCTGTTAATGGTTACGCTCAATCCAAGGCTGGTAAGAACTCGCGAAAGAACGTCGATAAGGATAAAGCTACTGAAATGGCTCGCAAAGCCGCTCTCGCTCGATGGAATAAGAGTTGAATGCTACTTTTCCACAAGTTTTCCACAGTTTTACCTCTGTTATCGAAAAAACACGAAAAAAGTGTCCATAATCTATTGACTTATGCAAACGCGTTTGCTATAATTAAAACATAAGATAAGTAATTCATTGAAAGGACTAACAAAATGAACGAATTCACAAACGACGAATTGCAAAAGATTAAAGAGGCAATTGCCGAATTTAATCACTACGGCGACATGAGTGCCGTAGACATTGATGAGTGGACTATTACGCGGACTCACGAAACAACAGACAACTTCAAAAGCAGTGGTAGCTGGAGCGATATCGAAAGGGATTCAGAGAGCGGCGACGGTTGGAGTGTAGATATTATCAGCGATTATCAGTTCAAGAAGGGCGAAGCTCGGAAAGACACATATATAATCGATTTAGGCGATGTTAGAGCGGTTCTATGCTAAGATTAATTCTAATCATATTAATCGGTTATACAATAGGCTACATAGCTGGTAAATTAAGAAAGGACAACAACGATGACTAATATTGAGAGACTAGAAGCACTGACTAATGATAATATGATTGACCTCATGTATCATCAATGGAACAGATACAAGACAGTCAATTCTCATCAGATTAATTTAACTGCTCTTTGGCAAAAATGGATTAGACGCTAAATCTAATCCATAACAGATTAAGAACAAGCACTGTGCGAGGGTGCTTGTTCTATTTTGGATAAAAAACTATAATATGATTATGGTAAAAAGCAAATAGATGGGCGTCTAAACAGGTTTTGAAATGGCACAAGGAGGATCTACGAGATTTGGACTGCCAGGAGCGAATAAGCGCTCTGATGGGCTTTGGGATCGCAAAAAGAACGCCCGCTATAAATTAGAGAAAATCATTCAATTAACAGAGGCGGAACTTCAAGAACTCAAGGACAATCCTGAGGCTGCTGCGTTCGATAAACGTTTAGCTGAAGCTATTCTTAAAGCTAAATGGAGCGAGCTCGATGGAATGCTCACCCAGGTTTACGGGAAGCCTAAGGAGCAAGTTGACCTACGATTAGACGCTGGCGAAGCGCCCATCATAGCCGGTTTCATCATCCCAAAACTGCCTCAACAGTTCATTGAGGGGGACATTCAGAAGCAGCTAGGAGACGATTTTGAGGGCAATTCTGACAAGTGATATCTCACCAAACGGGTATTTTGGCTCACTTTGCGAGCGGAAGGATGTCAAAATGCCGGCTTTATACAAAACTAGCCAAAAAATTGAACTCAAATAAGGTATAAAATGCAAGATTTACCAGTTTTCGATCAAAAACAGGCTAAAAAGTACCGCAAAAAGGGGTACTGGGTGCCGTTTCCGGGACCTCAATCTCTAGCTTTAGCCATCTCAAGCGACCGAAGATACAGAGAGATTCTCTTCGGCGGCGCTAGAGGCGGAGCGAAAACCTCAGCTAGTATCGCAATCCTCTCAAGAAGATGCAGGGACAACAGAGCTAAACAACTCGTCATCCGTAGAAACGCTGAGGATTTGTCTGACTTCGAAGACCGAGCTGCTCAAGCTTATGCTGTCATGGGGCTGAAATTAAGACGTCATCCGATGGTTTTATCTGGAAAGCACACCGGCAGAATTTTGGGCGGACACCTCAAAGACGACGACGCTTACACGAAATATCAGGGACATGAGTACTGCAGAATCAACATTGAAGAGCTTACTCAGATACCTAGAGAAGACTTGTATCTCAAACTCATCAGTTCGTGCCGCTCGAAGTATAGAGACTTATTTCCGCAAATTTTCAACACGGCTAACCCGGGTGGGATCGGAATGAAGTGGGTCAAACAACGCTTTGTAACGCCTGATTTATCCAAAGCTCATGTAGTTAAGCATGTCTATGATTGGACAGACATTCATGGAAAGCCTCGGCAGACGAAATGGCAAACAATAATCGATAAGGAGACGGGACTGTGGAGAGCTTACATCCCATCGACTATAGACGACAATCCAGCTCTCTTAGAGAACGACCCTGAATACGTTAAGCAGCTTGACGCTTTGAAAAGCAGCAACCCCGACCTCTATAGAGCTTGGAGGTTGGGAGATTGGAATGTGCAGTTCGGCGCGGTGTTTGATGAGTTTAGAGAAGACAAGCACACTTTCCAAAGATTCGATACGTGGAATATTTCACAAGATGATTTCAACAGCTCATTTAGAATTGCTGGAATGGACTGGGGCTATAACGACGAGTGCGTCATTCTATGGGCGACTTTCGATACGATTACTGAAAAACAAGAACGCGCTTTCATTTATAGAGAGAAACACAACAACCACAAGAATCCTCGATGGTGGGCAGAACATTTCAAGAACATCCAGGAAGTTGACCCTGTTCAGGTATTAGCTCTACCTCATGACGCTTATTCTCATTTAGGAGGGAACAAGCCAATCTACGAAGTATTCAAAGAGGAACTTGATACTCTACCGCTTGATAAGCGACCGAAATTCATTAAAGCCGACAAACTGATGAGAGACGTTAAGATGTCAGCCGTGAACAGCTTACACGACATGTTTGCTAATCAATCGGACGGGAAGCCTGGAATAATGATTCACGCTTCAGCTAATTATCTGATAGATACACTTCCGACGATAATCTATGCTAAAGACTCAGGCGGCGAGGAACTAGACAAGGACAACGAAGATCACGCGCTTGACGCTCTATTCTATACTTTACTCACCGCTAATAAAGTCAGAGGTAAGATTATCAATCCGGCTAAACTTAAGGTTAAACCAGCTCAATCATTTGTGAATACTGGACAAGTTACTGCTAAGGAGCTTGGTATTGAAACCGATAAGCTAGTCAAAAACGCTATTCGCCGCTAAGTTTACAGATATCAAATTGATTATGCGATGATATTATAAAGTTATGGAATATGAAACACCTGCATTCAACGACACCATTGTGAATAACGTCACTGATGACACGGGGATTATCGATGACCAATCAGCGCTTACGCTCGACACGCCCGATAGAGAGCTAATCGGTAATTTCAAGCGTTGGATTGCAGACGCTAAGACCTTTTGGAATGATAGAGAGGGCTACAATTTAGAGCGAGCCCGAAATAAGAACGAGCGGTATTATCTTGGGAAACAAATAGACATTTATAAGTTCTATGACCATCAAACACCGTACGTAGACAATGAGATATTTGTTGGAGTTCAAGCTATTACAGCTTATGTTTCAGCTAATTCGCCAGCCTGCGAGATTATCCCTGAAAATGACCAGCCACAATCTGTCGTCATGGCTCAGGAATTAGAAACTGCTATCAACACTCATACAGAACGACACCAATTCAACAAAAAGGTCAAAGCTGCAGTCAAAGACTTATTCATCAATCGAGTTGGTTGCATAAAACTTAAGTGGGATGATATCCAAAAAGACGTCGTTCCAATAGTTGTCGACCCGCGCCGCTTAATTCTGGACAAAGATTGTAGATTAGGCGAAGAGCCGAAGTTCATTTGCGAGATATGTACAGATACAACTGCTACGCTTTTCCGAAAATTCCCAGACAAAGAGAAAGAGATTATGCGAGCTTTGGGGTGGCAGCGGAAAACTATTGGACGCATGAACCAAACAGTAGCTTATAACGAAATATGGTTCACTGATTTCACAGCTGCACCAGGCGAACAAGAGTGCGTAGCTTGGTATCTTGAAGATGTTGTTTTGGGTAAGATGAAAAACCCAAACTATCTCTACGACAAAGAGGGCGTATCAATCACGAATTTTATGGATTATCCGACAAAACCGTATGTATTTTTCAATTATCTAAACGACGGAACTAGCTTAATCGACCAAACTACCGCTACCGAGCAAGCAATACCTCTGCAAGACATTCTCAATAAGCGCGGACAGCAAATAGTAGACAACGCAGACACTGCTAATAGCATGTTAGTATTGAAATCCGGTTCAGTGAGCGAGGATAATGCCGCTAATATCGTACGCGCACCAAACCAGGCACTACTGTTAGATTCAGGACCCGAACAGCCAGTATCGAGCGCTTTTGGCGAAATATCACCGCACCTGCTGCCAGCATATGTAATTGAGGACAGGGATAACGTTAAGAACCTTATTCATAATATTCTTGGCACACCATCTCAGTTCAGAGGCGACGACTCTAAACGCGAGGTTGGTACTCTGGGTGAGGCTAAAATGATTCAGTCTCAGGCTAGCGGCAGGCAGGACGAAATCGTGCGCGAAATTGAGAATAGCCTAGACAGATACTTCAGACTACTAGTTCAGATGATGAAAGTCTACTACGATGAGGCTAAGAACTTTGCTACCCGCGATTCAGACGGGAAGTTTGTCTATGTAGAACTATCAAGAGAGAGCATGCCGAACGTCGCAAGCATATCAGTATCTCACGGCTCGTTGATCCGAACAGATAGAGAACGCAGAGAGAACATTGCAATGACCTTAGCTAAGCTTGGAGTGATTGACCCGTATAACTTATTCAAAGACCTATCATTAACCGACGCCAACAAACGATATGAAGCTTTAGTTAAATTCAAGATGGATCCGTCTAGCCTCGTGTCTGATGTGCGCAGTGAAATTGATGACAAAGAGGCGTATATTGACTTTGCTATCATCATGAACGGACAAGAGCCGAAACCGCGCGATAATGTGCAGCCTGGTTATATTAGAGCTATCCGCGAGTTACTCATGACAGACCAATTCTTATACGCAGAACCTGATAGACAGCAGGCTTTGATTGATTACATTGAAAACGTAGTTATCGGTATACGGAATAGAGCGAAACTTGAAGCAGATGACCAGCAGGGACTATTGTTAGATCCAAGTATCCCAATCACGCCAGAACCGCCAGAGCCTGAACCGCAACCACAAATGCAGCCAGGACAGCAGCCGCAACCTCAAGTAGCGCCACAACAAATGCAGCAGTTACAGGCTATGAATGAAGCGCCGGTGCAGGACGCGGTTAATCCAGATGAAATAACATTAGGTAATATGCTTCCAGGAATTTAATTAAAAGAAGTGAACATGTGCGTATGAGTGCTTTGAGTAATATATTTAGCAAAATCCTGAAAAATAGCGGTGATGATGTAGCAAGTAGGTTGGCAAGCCAGTATTCAGATGATGTTGTGAGCAGGTTTGTAGCAAGTAGTGCTGACGATATAGCGGCTAAACACGGCAACCTGATCGCAACACACCAGTTGACACCAGACAAATTGCGAGGTGCTGCTGAATTAGGAGGGTTTGTGCAGCCGTCCATGGCTGTTATTGATCCGAGCAAGGGTGCTAACTTTCTTCCTGGGAGTGATTTTGGCGATATCGTCATGGTGGCTAACCGAGAGTCTATTAACCCCGCAAGCACTGCAAAGACAGTGCTGGGGGATAGAGATATTTATTCTCCAAGATTCCCAACTACAACATATAAGCTAAACGAAGATGCACTGAGAGAGTTTGCTGCAGCCAACAATATGTCTGATGCGTCTGCTAGAACCAACCTCTCGCTAGATGAACTGTATAGTCCTGCTATGCGGGATGCGTTTCAAACACAAAACCCAAGGTTTGCAGATGCTCATGTGTCAGAGATTAGAGACACTCCTGAGTTTAATAAATTTGCTCAAGAGAATCTCGACAAGCTTCGTGGTGATAAAATAATTAGGTATACCAACAGACGAGGAACACAAAAAGAGCTACCACTGACAGCACAAAATGCGAGTGATGCCATGAACGAGCTTGCAAACATTGGCTCTGAGCAGGGATTCACTCCACCAACAGCAACAGCGTACACCAATCAGACTAAAAACATAAAAGACCTGGATGATTTATATAAATTACGGTATCGACTTGTGGACTCTGTAACAGGAAATGAAACAAAACAGGCTATTGATAATGAGTTCTCTAGGGTTTCTGAGGGAATTAGGGGCGTTAACCTGCCACATATAGACAACGATTCATTCTTTAGTGATGAAGCTGCAAATTATCTAAATGATGTGCTGAAAAAGCCTTCTGTTGCACGTCAAGCAAAAGCCGAATTGCCACAGGAGTTGGTGAAAGATATAGATGATTTGAGGAAAGTGTACAAAGAAGCCCCTGTATCTTATTTTGAAGCAAAGCCACGTCGTGTCGTTGGAGGCGATGAGTTTTACGGTGCATACATACCCCAAAACGCACCACAGCAAGTGCTTGATGATCTTGGGCGTCTTGGTGTGTCTAATATCAACACATATGCTGATAGCGATGACCTTGACAGGCTACTTGTTAATTTAGCAAACAAGGGAGAGCGTGGACTATCGCCGTACGTGCTTGGGCTTGGTGGTATTGTTCCAGCAGGTGGTATACTTGCAGGTCTGATAGGTGGTAATGACGATCGGACCATGGTATAAATGTCATGATAGGCGCAGATATCTTAAAAACACTACTCAAAGAAGGCGAAGAGCCATTTTCCAAAGCGCTTCGCGGTAGATTAACGACCATGTCGCGCAATCCTGAATCAATCGGCATGCTCGATGATATCGCCAATAAAATGAATATTTACAAAACCGCTTTGGAGAACGTCCGACCATCATCAGAAGTCGTCGTATCGAAAGGCGGGAAATTCGCAGGTGGCAGAGATGCTTCATACGATTTACAAGAACAACTCAAGAGCTATATGGATGATCTTTCCAGAATGAGAGACCAGCCTAATAATGCTATTGATTTTTTCATGTCAAAAAATAAGTTAAATGATCATCCGTTGAATAGGTATAGCTTAAATCGCATTTTTGACAAAAATCTTGGCACAAATTTCGGCGACTTGGCGCATTCGGCTTATCAAAACAAAATGTCTGCGCTCAATAAGATGGAAATGCTTGGCGCGTATGACAGTAGGCTCGGAACGTCAAGAGAGATACCAACCGAGCTAATTGACGATATGCTTAAGATGGATACAGTTAACAAATCGCCATATAGCGCTAGTTTCTACAACGATTGGGATATTGACTGGGGTCATAAGCCACAAGGAAGTTTGAGGGTTAGCGACCACTGGAACTTCCCAAGTCAAGGCAAAACTCACGCAAGAATTAAAGATAATCCAGACTTCAAACAAGGTTGGGCGCTCGGACAATACGACAATGGTTTATACAATATCTTGAAATACTATTAGCCTTGTGCTATAGTGAGAAGTGCGAAAAAGTTGCCCAACCTAAGCATTAAAGAGTATCCTCATGGGTGCTTTTTAATTTGCCTAGATTATGATATAGTTTAGACATCAATAGAAAGGGGTATGCATGGATTTAAGCGAAGTCGCTGAAAACGCCATAGAAGAGGTGGAAAATACACAATCTGAGCAAGAGGTTGAGAGCAAGGAGAATGACGAGCAACAGAACATCGATACTGAGGAAGCCGAGGAGACGTCGGAAGCAGACGACTCAGAAGAATCTGAAGAATCTGAAAGCGAAGAGGACGAAAACAGCGCAGAATCTGAGCAGGGAAAGGAAACTAAACAAGTACAAGAGCTTTCGGATGATGAACTATTAGCCGAACTAGAGAAGCGCGGGCTCAACAAGCAAGAGGAAAAGCAGGAGAAGCAGCCTGAACAGCCGCGCAGCTGGGACAGGAAACCAGTTGAAATCCCAAGCGAGGTTTGGGATAACATGGACGCCGAACGGCGTTATATTTACAACAACCTACCGTACCTAGAAGCACGCGGTAAAGACGGCACTGTTTTGAGAGTTAAAACCAGAGAGCAAATTCCAGCTGACTTCGAGTGGATTAACGACGCAACTAAAGAACGGTTTTTTGGAGAAGAGCTACCAGCGCAAATATACCGAGCTGAGCGCTTAAACGATAGTATTCAAAACCAGTACAGAAACCGCCAAGAGGAGGAGCAGCAGCGCCGTTACGACAGGATGATTGTCGACGGGGTTGAAGAGTTGCAGAAACAAGGGATTGTACCGAAAATTACTACTACCTCACGTTCACCGGACTTCGCCAAAAACCCTGGCGTGCAGCGCGCTGAGGAAGTACTTAATCTATGGATGGAGTTCAATCAGAAAGGCGAAAGAATATCAATTGCTACAGCCGGACAGATATTCAAAATGCAGCACCCTGAACTCTACCAAGAAAAAAAGACCAAGTCTGCTGACGATAAGGTGCGCAAAAAAGCCTCTCGGAACATTTCCGGCGGAAGCAAGGGCGCGTCGTCTGAGGAGACGGAAGGGCCAGTGTTCCCACCAGGGACGTCTTTAACAGACATAGCTGAATATTATGGAAAGGATTTAGATTAAATGAGCGAATTAACACCAGAACAGCTAACGCCTGAAGAACTGTTGCAGCAACAACTTTTAGGCACAGTACAAGCTGAATCTCATGCGCAGGAAGGTATTGTAGAGCGCATGACTAATTTATTTAGCAGTAATGATTTTGTGAAAATCCAAAACCCGTTCGACAGGCTTGCTGGATGGGTATACGTAGACCCTGACGAAGAGGTTGAATCCCGTCCGAACGATATGGAGCGGCATGTATTCTACGGGAAGCCAAAAACTCGTGTTTTACAGCCAAATGAAGAGATTGTGATTAAAGGCTGGGAGGCGTACATTGGCGTTGAACGGTTATTTAAGGAGTACGCGCAGCTTTCTGGTCAAGGAATTTCGTCAATTCTGTTATCCGATACGGAAATTACTAAGTTTTTGGACAAAGTATTCAAAGGCGTGTTTAATCCGGCTGATTATGTTGGCAAACCAGCCCCGACAGGCGCAGAGGAGGCTAAAGAAGTCCTCAATGCTGACGATGATAGAGTGCTAGATAGCCTTGGTTTCGCTGATGATAAGCCAAAACGCGGTCGACCAAAAAAATCGTAGACCTGAATTGAACAAAATGCGTGCTACTATAAACATATGAAAGGTGGCACGCATTTTTTATGCAAAAGCTAACTAAAAAATCATCAATGCAAGACCCTGAAATCTACAAGCAGCTAGGCGAGTTAACTGGGCGCTTTAACACCTTTGAGCAGACTATGGCGCGCGAGTTTGATGAGCTGAAACAGACGATACGCGAGCAGAAAACCGTATCGTTTTCCACGTTTGAAAAGCAGGCAAGTAAGATAGACGCTAATATTGCTATTATTCAACGAAAAATAGACGAACTTGAGGACGCGAATAGGCTAAAAGAGGCTACGATTACTGGTAGGTTATCGCAATTTATTGATAAAGGGATTGTAAAAATAATTGGCACAACCATCATCACAGCGTTTCCGGTTTTCATATACATCACTTACCAACACCAGATTGACGCGCTTATGAAAAAAGTTGATAATATTGGTAAAGTTCAAGAGGTTTTGATTAGAGAGGAGGAAAAAAGGTGAATAAAGAAGCAATCATCAACTGGTTTAATGCTCGCAAAGGGCGTGTAACGTATTCAATGGCTAACCGCAACGGCCCCTCAAGTTACGACTGCTCTAGTGCTGTGTATCACGCTTTGATTGAAGCTGGTTTTCTACCGCAAGGATATCGTATCGGAAATACGGATAGTCTATTCAATGACCTGGAAGCTCATGGCTGGAAGCAAGTACCAGTAAATGCTAATGGCGATGCTGATACCCACAGAGGAGATATCTTTATCTGGGGCAAGCGCGGAGCTAGCGGAGGAGCGTTCGGTCATACGGGTGTGATATTGGACGACGCTGGTAATATCATCCACTGTTCGTCCGGCTATGACGATATTCACGTAGACAACCATGATTGGCTTTGGGAACTTAATGGGCGACCGGCTTATACGTTCTATACCTACGTTGGGAACACCCCAAGTATCTCAGACGACCAAATCCGTCAAGTGTATCGCGAAGTCTTAGAGCGTGACGCAGACGCAGGCGGGCTAGCTCACTATCGTTCTCAGATAAGTAAAGGCTGGACGTTAGACCAAGTAAGGCAAGACTTATTAAATTCTCGGGAGCACACTCAATTGATAGCGAATAAGCAAGCCGAAGCAGAACGAAGAGCGTTAGAAGCTGAAAGACGCCGCGAGGAAGCTGAAAAAGCTCGTCAGGCTGAGGCTGAAGCAAAAGCTAGGCATGAAGCCGAAAACAAAGCTAGAGAGGCTGAGGACGCCAAAAAACGCGCTGAGGAAGAAAAAAAGGCGAATAACGCAGGTCAAAGCTCTGAAAAACGGTCATTATTGCCGATTGCCACTCTGAATAAGGAACAATTTAATAATTTATTGAAAGGAACTGAAATGAAATTAGTTGAAGGCGAAAAATTTGTAGTACCAGATAAAATCCGTATGACAGTATACCTATTGAATATTGTTGGCGCACCTCTTACGTATATTGTATGCAATTCATTAGCTGCAACAGGAGTTATACCAGCTGCTACTGCTGAACAATTAGTGGCTATTATCGTCGGAGGACTGGGTATGTTAGCTGGAGCTATGGGAGTTACGCACTTCACCAGGAGTAAGTAGATGTACGAAACATTTGGCGTATCTAAGCGGTTAGTTGAACAAAATCCGGACGGCGAGCAGTTTCTAGTTGAACAGTGGAAACACGCTAAGGAAATGCAAGAATACTGGCACGAGGTACAGTTAGAGTTGGAGGATAGGCACTTTAAGATGAACGCCGGTAGAGTAGCCTTGGAAGCATTGGCGGTGGAGAATGAATGCGAGAATACTCTTGGGTAGCAACATTTAGAGATGGAACAATTATAGAACAATCGGCAGATATTCGTGCTGCTTTTTGTCAATTAATAAACTATCTGTACGGTACGCCTGAACTACCAAAAAGACACTACCTAGAGAGCTTCATCTTAAAGAGCGATAGTAATAGGTTCGCGGTGTGTTTTGACTTCGATGGTGACGCCTACATTGAAACGCCGGACGATAAGATACTCATGACAGAATACAAGATACGCTCGGCGGCACTATTATATTCTACCTACCGCGGTTTATACCATTTAGGTTTTGGAGGTATAAACACTTGCGGTGAATTAGACGGCAAATTTGTCCTTATTCAAGGAGACCAATATATGATAGCCGACCATAATTTTAATCAACCATGCTACGCTATAGATAGATAGATAGATAGAGGTTTATATGGCACCAACAGACGATAATTCAGTACCAGGCATAAACGTAGCCGGTAAAAATGGTGCGGCATTTCCGGTAATGGGTAACGCCGCAACTGGCGCTATTCTTGTAGCAAGTGCTGGCAGAGGTACAGGCGCAATTTCTAACGCTCCTAAAGACGCTAATCACGTATCAGGACTAGTTGCGAAGGATAAAGCTACCGGCAAGGCTTTCGCGGTGCAAGGCAATAAAGATACCGGTGCTATTTTCGTTCAGGATTTGAATGGAGGTGGAGGAGGCGGAGCTGCAACCTGGGGTAGTATCACAGGTGATATCTCAGATAACGCAGAACTTACTAGGGCGTTGGATAAGAAAGCAGATAAAGTTATCAATGTATTCTCCGGCACTGGTCAGCCCAACGGCAAAGTCTCAGCTCCTCCAGGCAGCGAATACACCGACACGGCCGTCACTTGCGGCGCAGTGAAGTGGATCAAGATGTGGGGTACTGGTAATACCGGCTGGACTGTTCTGTATGGAGATACGGGGTGGAGGGATGTGAGTACATTGTTGATAAACGGCTGGAAGAATAAAGCAAATCATATGACTATACGCCGCATAAATTGCAAGGTCATTTTGAGATTTCCGTTTGTAGGTTTAGACGGAAGTGCGGCGACGAAGAGCGCATTCCTGACACTACCAGATGGATTTAAGTATAGAAACGGCTCAAATTATGGCGCTGTCGGCACGATTACTGTCGGTAATGGTTTCGAGTTAGGCACGAATGCTAATTTGCAGATTGTGTCTAAGGACTTTGACTCGCTTTCAACGAAACCATCGAGCCTTGATATGACCGGAAAATTGTCATGGACAACAGACGATGCTTATCCGAGCATACTGCCAGGAACTGCGGCTTGATGAGAACGGTTGGCGTACAGTAAAGCTAGAATATTTAACGAAAGGAGCTATATGGATTACAAAACTTTAACTGAATAACAATTGCAAGAACAGCTGCAAATTATTATGGACGAGATTAACCGCCGGAATAACCTCAAAGAGATTCCATAGCAAGTAGACAGCCTCGCCAAGAAATACGAAGAGCTCGGCGGAAGTAAAGAGGAGCTCGTTCACAGGATTCAAGATTAGTAGTAGCAAGAATTAAACAAAGGAGATTATTATGTCAGACTACAACGCAATTAAAAAACTACATGAAGCTGTAAATGCGGAACAAGAAGACCACTACATAGGAACCATCAACAATAAGCCTGTTCTTGATATTCAATTTCAAGTAGGCGGCACTGCTACAACTGAACGTAATGGCGTGTTTATTGAAGACTTGCTCATCGTAGCATATGCGAGACTCAATGCATATAATAAGGAGCTGCCATCACGCGAGAACAGCCTAGCGCTTACGAAGATTGAAGAGGCTATCATGTGGCTTCATAACCGCAAAACAGAGCGTGAACTACGCGGTGTATACGGTACTGAGAATAAGTAGTATAATATCAGTACCGCGAGGTGTCTAAATCGTAAAATATCCCCCACTTAAAGTGGGGGATAAACTATGGTATACTAATGTTGTGTTTATATGACACAAATCATCCTCCAAAACTATGGCTAACATTTTTTTGGTAAAAATAGCCCCTCTCCCTATTCGGGGGTTATTTTTATATACAGATTAAAACGTTTTCTATTTTATACTAAAGGAAAGGAGAATAATATGGCAGCAACAGCAGAATGGTTTGAAGATAATGGAGCAGCGACCGGTACGCCGGCAAAAGGCGCTACCCGTACAGCAGCACCAGGAGGTGATTGGAAAAGTGTAGACAATACGACGACGACGCGTCAAAATGCGAGGATTATCGCCGGACAGCACAGTTTTCACAAATACCGTTTCGTGAAGTTTGGTGGAACGTTTAACCAGATATCAAACGGACGTTTCGCGCACACCGCTGGAGCACTTGGCGTAGGATTGACTATTGTTGGGAAAGTTACGAGCACCTACGCAACACCAGCACGCTCAGCACTAGCTGGAAGCACGAATATGACAGCAGTTACACCAGTTAATAGCGGGCAACCAGTGCAATTCAGCACAACAGGACCCGAGGGCACTGCGACAAGCAGCCTAACAGCAGCCGGTTACTCACAGTACCTAGTAACACAGCTACAAACTCAGGCTTCTGCAACTGCTGGAGACATTGGCGACCAGACATTTACGCTGCAGTGGAACGAAAACTAGCTTATTTTTATAGAAAATAACAGAGGTAGTATGGAAATAAGGAATACAATCCTAGAATATCATTGGAAAGCCACGTTCTATGACGGGCATGTTATCGAGCAGCCTGAGGATGATAGATATTCTAAGCACGATGACAATAAAGAGCATAATCCATCGGCATTTCGCGATATTTTAGATTATCAAGTGGTATCGCCGGTGCGTTTATTTTCTCTGCATGGGAAAAACGGCGAAATCTACGCCGTAAACCTGGAAACAGCTGAGTTCTTCATAAACGGCAGCCGTATTTCGCTTGAGCAGCCAAATGAAATGCTTGTAAACCGAAAGTTAATATACTACCGCACGAAACAAGCTAACCTTAATACTGGAGAAGTATCTGTTGTGTCTTATAGTCTTGGGTATGAGGGTAAAATTTATGGAAAGGTAGTAAAAAAGGTAGTAACAATATGACAAACTCGACATTAGCTAATCTAGCAAATACTTTGACAACTTCAGTAATAGATGGAAACTCTGACCAGTTTACCATCACAGAAAACTCAAGTTATTGGTTTCCTGACCAAACGCCATTTTTCATCACTGTAACCCCATTTGGAGAACTGTCTACAATGGGAAACAGCGAAATTATGCTTGTTGAAAGCAAAATACCAGGAGCTAGCTTACTGAGAGTGCAGCGCGCCCAGAAAGGTACGAGCCGCAAAGCATTTCCGATCGGGTCAATCGTTTCTGCTGGTATTTATACCGACACTCAATGGGTTGGAGACAACATTTCGTTACCGACAGAAGCGCACCACAATACCGGCACTGCTGGCGGGACATATCGTATATTTAATCTTGGTTCTATAAAAATAGCGTACGGCGTTACTGATGCAAAAGTCGGCGCAACTGCTCCGTATAGTGTTAAGTTTCCTGATGGTACATTCTCTGAAATACCAGCGTTTGTCTGCAATATTCAAACCGCGTATGGTTCTGTAGGCGGGAATAATGTTATTGGAAATAATTGGGATCAGGCGAACCAAACAATGAGTGTCTATTGGAACAATACTACGGGAAATACTAGCGTTGGCGGCGTGGTATCGTTTATCTGCATAGGAGTATAAATGGCTCAGTTCATATCAGAACTAAATACTGGAGAGTTTACCCACCATATATATAGAAATGGCGATAGCTTGTGGACTGGCAATGACGCATATGGAAAGTTTTTATGTCTTGCAAAAACAACGCAAGCTGGAACGTCAATTGCGGGGTTTAATGCGGTAAACGGTGTCAATGATATTGAGATTGTTACAAAGTTTATATTGCAATCTGATACCGGAAAGCAGGGTATTCTAGCTGCAAGGTTCTCTGGTAATTCAGAGGCGACGACTAAAGGATACCAGCTATCTAATTCTGTCATTAACAATACCGGTACACTGGCGATAGACGAGGGTTCTACTGGATATGTGAAATGGGCTACAAATGATTATCATATCGGCGTGATGTACTGGGCGCGATTTAAGATACAAGGTACAAAACTTTGGGCGAAAAAATGGATAGACGGACAACCTGAACCAGGTTGGCAAATAGAAGCCGAGAATAACGTGGCCTCTACCGGAGCGTACAGTGGTATTGCGACATATGCTAAGGGAGGATTACGGTATTACTGGCTTGCATTTGGAACAGGAGGCGACCCCGCACCAAGAATGCGCAGTTCTACGGGTTATGTGTCAAACGCTAATATCTCATATCCGTTACCGCCCGACCACACCCCAGTTGGGTCGTATAGCGGAAGTTTTGGCGGCACAATCGGGTTTGGTGGCGCATTTGGTATGGGAGCTCTACCGAGCGCGCAGCAGATTAAAACAACTTACGCTGCTAACGCATTTATTGAATGGATAAAGAGTAGCAGTTATAAAGCTAACGCTTGTATAGACCATGTAAAATCAACAACATATAAAGCTAATGCTACATTAGATTCATATTATTTCCCAGCAAACACAACCTACAAGGCTAATGCAAGGGTAGAAAGGATTGAACAATCGAGCTATCGAGCTAACGCGTCGCTTGAGGCGCAGCAGCGTGCAACCTACATTACTAACGCTTTTATAGAATGGCAAAAAACACTCTCTTATAAAGCTAATGCCCGTATAGAACACATAGAACATATTACATACATAGCTAATGCACAGATTGAAAGCAGCAACGCAAATATCACGTATATAGCTAATGCAACCATACTGAAAATTGATGGAATATCATACATAGCTAATGCGGCTATTTCCAACCCTGTACCTGAAAAACAGCCCGCCGAGTGGCGCAAAGCTGACGAGCGCGAGCCCGCCGAGTGGCGCAAAGCTGACGAGCGCGAGCCCGCCGAGTGGA